AATAATAAGGTCATCATCACCAGCCACCGCACCTTCCAATTTTTCTTTGAGCCAGTTGGTTGCGTCGTATCCAAGTTCCTTTTCCTCTAAGTCTCTTGTACGTTTTTCTGGAGTATCTACACCTGCGACTCTAACTCTTTCTTTTTTGAATAGATCAAATCCAAGATCAATAGTTACATCAATCGTATCACCATCAACTACCCTATTGATTTCAACTACGCGGAAGTTATAGCAGGACTTCCTACTTGGAGGGACCATTGCACCCATTACTCTTGCTCCTCTGTATCTTTAATACTGACTTCCTCAACATAACTAGAAGCAAGTTCCGTAGCACATGGAGTACCAGTCAAACTATCCTCAGTGAAAGCATCTGCATCCTCTGGGATTGCAACTGCAATACCAATGATTGTTACTGTTGCAGAAATAATAGCACCTGCTCTCCAGACCCAACGCTCCAGATTACGAACTCTTTCTCTGAGTTCTTCAGACAACTTTTCAGCATCTTCAATCCTGTGTGTCAGGAGTGCTATGAGTTGATCCTGGTCCGCGTCCTTCTGGTTGATTTGATCCGGCATCGTTCAATTCATCAAAAGCCATACGCATTATATATACGATACAATAAGAAACCCCCGCTAAAAGTATGATTATGGAAATAATCACACTCCAAACGGGGTCATTTACATTATCCAAAGGACGTAATAAAAGGTTCACTTGATCTTATCCATCGCATCTTTTAGTTCTTTTGAATGCTGCAATTCATCATTCAAAATCTCAAGGATCTTTTCATCAGGTCCATTGAGTGCTAAGTATTTACCATATGTAGTAGCAGCATGAATCTCTACTTCATAAGAAAGATGGTATGCAGCGCGAGGAGCCAACCAATAATAAAATACATTAACCCAATAGTAGATAAGTACAAGGTGTTTGGCGACAAAGCGATCCACCCAATAAGCATTACCCCCCATACTTTCCATATATTCCAAATGTGATGTTTCATTAATCGATTGCTCGAAGTGCTGAATCATAAGATCTATGTGCTCAGGACCACGAAGTCCCATGCTTTCTCTGAAATGTAACACACTCAGGAAAGCAAAATAGGGTGCCCGAGCAATCTCCTCAAGCACCCAGAATCGGGGATAATCTCTTCCTTGATACAGGAAGTCAATGATCGCTACAGTAATGTTTAACGTAACCTCATTGAATTTTTTCATATCATTCGACGTGAACAGTACCAATCATACCAGCACCTTTGTGTGGCGCACACCAATATGTGTAATCGCCAACTTCAGAGAAAGTAACATCAAACTCTTCACCAGGCATCATTGCCAGACCCTCATGAGAAATCTCAGGATGGTCCTCAACAATAACATTATGTGGTGGAAGCATGTTGTTCACAAAGTGAACTGATTCTCCAGCAGAAATAGTTACTTCTGCAGGATCAAATACTAAGTTTCCATTAGAACCCATTTGAACATCTATAGCCCAAGCAGGTGCAGCAAGAAATAATGTAGCAAGAAGTGCGAAAAATAACTTCATATAGTTTACGTAACTACACTATCTATTCCTCTTCACCTCATCGTAGATTGGATTTGTTTTGACTTCAAGACTTAGTAGGTCACCCAGTTCATCACAACATTTGCACCATTTTTTTCTTAGTGCTTTACTCTCTTTCTTAAATCTTTTGTCTGGATCTTTGAACAGTTCAAACCATTCATACCATAGTTTTACACATTCAGAATTTTTGTCGTCCAAAATCTTTTCGTTATACACACAGCAAAATCCTACTGCTTTTTCTCATCCTCCTTAGGAGTTTTTTCATCATCCTTTTTCTTAGCAGGAACAACACCAAAAGTGGCTAAAGTTCCAGTAAACACAGAGGCAATGAAAGTTGGATCGATATTTCTTTGAGGCATACCTGGAATAGTTACATAATTAAGGGTCAGAATTGATGCTGACCAACCCAATATAACAACTCTCACCAGGGTAGATACCCCTTCATCAGCCCACTCAAAATTATTCTTTTTGGCATCCTCTTTCTTAACTGGCTTAGATTCCATTTTGAAAGAGCAAGGCAAAAGTATTTATTTAATGTACCCCTCTTCAACCAAATATTTTCTTGTCAGTGGAGTGGGTTCATATTCTATCCACATCCTACCAGAAGCACAAGCATTCAAAGCATCAGCAGTCATACCCACAGTCTTACCTGCCCAAGTTGCTTCTGCTTCCCAGGGTACAGCATGAGCAGGATATGTACGCTCTACTATCTCTCTCCAGAAAGGAGGAACCATATCTTCAGGCAGAATAATAGCAATCAAACTATTATCAATTGTCCCTGCCATACAATCTTGTGCAGCGTGCCATCCTTCATGACGCATTACACTCATCAATACACCAGGTTTGCCCATATACTTCTTATTGAGAAAGAAGTTATTACCTACTGTATGATACACGCCACGGTGTCCTGATGGAAAATACTTTTCTGGTGCTAGAAACACTTTAACTCCGACCCTACTGAGGGAAGTGAGCATGATGTTGAATTCAGTAGCAATTGGAGTAAAACTAGTAGTATTTGGATACTGACTAGAAATATCCAAAAGATTAGTGACCTGTTTGACTCCATCGGTGCATTCTCGAAGTAACATACACCCCATGGAATCATTAGTATTATAACCCTTGGTGATCTTAGAGTCATCTGCAAGCACAGGAGCACTTAAACATGCTGCTGCGATTGCTGCTAAAAGTTTCTTCATCAGAAAGGCAGTCCAGTAGCAGAAGGAATAGCACCGCCAGTAGCAGAAGGAATCTCAGGCACTTCTGGCATCATTTCTTCTACAATCTTAGGAATTGCTTCAGCAATTTCTTTTATTGCTTGCTCTCTTGCCTCTTCGATCATGACATCTGCATTCTTGTAAAGATACCATGCACCAGCAAGACTAGCACCTGATACTAAAAATGAAAACAATGCCATCAGATTAAAAACTTTTTGCATAATACGCCTCATAGTATTTGGTAATTCCATTACAATTTACATTGCCTTGAGAGACCCAATCATGGGCACACTCATAAATGGACTGGTTAGTGTATTTAGATTTCCTTGTTGAGTCTAATTCACTACCATATTTTTGCAACAAAATAGTTAATGCTTGTTGCCTGATTTTAATTTTATGATCACTGTAGCGCCAATCATCGATGGACATTTTCAGAACCTCCTTGGAAGTTTTCAGATCCACCAATCGGATTAAGCTGAAGGGTTGTGGCACCACTCTTGGTTGCCATCTCATACATTACCTGATGAATATTCTCAGGTTCTTTATGTTCAAAACTCATACACTTGTGACGCATCTCTTCTTGATAGAGTTGCTCCTTTACATATGATAATTGTTTTGTAGACATAGGTGCATGACCAAACCAAGGATCCTCAGTCAAAACCTTAGGAGCAGGAACAGTACCAGTATAACCTTCTGACCTGCTTGTTCTACCCAACCACCCATAACCTTGAGTAAGATGCCCAGGACCACACTCAACAGCAGGTGCCTCAAGATCTTCACACTTTACAATTAAATCATCAATAGAACATTCAATATCTTTTTCTTTAGGTAGAAGGTTTTTGATTGTGTCTTTGATTTTTTTAATCATGAGAATACCATTTGTTTTGTATAGTTATAAGCATAAGCATCGCGGGGTCCACGGATGCCCCAACCTAACCAATAATAAGCGGGAACCATGTATTGTGCAACCGTCTGACCAGTTCCTTCAAAATCAGGAAGGACCTTTTGGAAGATTGGTTCGTTGATCATATAACGAGTCTGACATTCAAGAGTGCTAGGATCACATCCATACTTGTTAGCAAAGTAACCTAACCCCAGATAACGACCCGTAGTGGTCCACTGAATAAGTCCGTACCCACCCCGATGGCAATCATTGTAAGGAACTCTAGCACCTCCCTCACATACATTGGCAACAAACTTACTCTCCTGTTTAATGTTACCCAGAATTGTTGCCAGTGCATTTCTATCTGTAATCTTAGTTTTTTCTTGCAGTTGCTCTAGAACATATTGTTCTTCAGGAGTACAGTCAGGACACTTCCAAGTCGGTTCATGAACTACTTCTACTTCATCAGTAATTGCAGTATTGACAACAAGAGTTTCTTCTTGCTTGGTATCAAAGAAAGGAACCACTGTGGCAATTGCTGCTGCTACTCCAATTAAAGCTGAAATCATAATCCTCATAAGAACCTCCTCACTATACTAGAACGGGGGACGATCTGTCAAGACCTATCCCCCGTATTTAGTATTAAGTTGGGTTGTGTGCTGGAATCATCATTCCACCACCGAAGTCATCGTCATCATCAATGTTACTATCTGTAAGCACTGCCATCAAAACAAATGCTCCCATCAATGTCATTGATAAAACTAACATATCACCAGACACCGGGAATGATTTGTCCGCTGACTGCATAACTACCCATTGCTGCAATGACTCCGATCATTGCTGCCCAACCATTAATTCGTTCTGCTCTTTCATTCATCGTTTTGCTCCTTAGTTTTGTTGTAAATGATTACTTCTTTACCATCATGGGTAAAGATTAATTCGTCGTCGTGGTCCCAACACAGTTCTTCGTAGAGTGCGTTGAGTTTCTCCATGTCTTCATAGAGTGCATTTGGATTTGTCATATTAGGTATTTCTGTTGACCTCATAGATTGAGGAATCACCATATAATTTATGGTCCTTATATCCTACCATACGACCCTTAGTATTTTGAAGGGCAGGCATGAATACGATAAAAAAGAAAACTCCTGGTGCTCCAATAAAAAGGAGACTCGCAATGACATAATAAGTCAGCAGTTCTGCAATATCAGGCATCAGAATCCGAATGCTCCAAAGAAAAATACACTGCCACTAGTAGCATAAGAGATAACAGCAGCAACAAATCCAAGCATAGCAGTACGTCCATTTAACTTTTCTGCTCTCTCGGCATATGTCTCATAGCCATAACGTTCTGCTGCGGTCTTATCAATGTACATCTGAGGTTCCTTAGCAAACAGATTCTGTTGTCCAAGTTCGTTCGTTGTTACAGTCATTTACCTATTGTTATGAAACTTTACATATTATATAGCAAAAAAAGGACCTCGTCAAGAGGTCCTTTGTCTCATTTGATACTGTCTACGGCAGCAAGTGCCTTCTGTCGTAGGTCTTCTGGTAGCGGAACATACCCAAGTGCGTCAGACTTTGCTTGGGATTTCTCACTTAGCATATAGCGAAGCGTCTCCTTCACACCTTCCTTAGACTCAGGGTACGCCAGAATCCAGGTCAGAGAAACAATAGGATAGGCATTATCACCAGCAGGGTTTGCATCAGCACCACGCAGTTGGTCATCCAGAACAATCTGACTCAGACCAGCAGCAGAAGTCTCAGCACTTGCCTTGACGAACTTACCTGCCTTGTTCTGAAGGGCAACCTGTTGGAACTTATCACCAACAACATAACCATAATTCAGATAACCAATAGCACCAGGTTGATTTTGAATGGTAGCAGCAACACCAGAGTTACCTTTACCACCAACGCCAACAGGCCACTTCACTGCCTTACCAGTGCCTACAGTCTTCTTCCATTCAGGAGAGAATGCAGACAGAGAGTTGGTGAAACCTTTGGTAGTACCAGAACCATCAGCTCTCCAAACAGTAACGATACGTTTTGGAGCACAACCGAAGTATGACCAGTTATCAATCTTACCAAGGAATACATCAGCAAGTTCAGTCTGAGTCATCTCAGCGTCACAACCAGGATAGTTGTAAGCAGGAACAATCGCACCACCAGTCATAGGAACATGAATCATGGGAATCTTCTGCTTCTTATCACTTACGGCACCATCAGAGGCACCAAAGTCAACAGTTCCAGCAATATATTGACGGACACCAGAACCACTACCAACTGCTTGATAGTTGACTTGGTTCCCCGTCTCCTTAGCAAAATCTTGGAACCAGGAATTATAAAGAGGAGCAGGGAACGTAGCACCTGCCGCATTCAGTTTGAATGGTTCTTTTACTTCTGCAGTTTGATTAGAACCACAGGCAACCATGAGAGGAGTGGCAGCAAT